CTCCTTTCGGAGTCAATTCAAGCGTGAGTGCTTGTCTGAGAAATCAGACTTCATCCATGCGATATTTTAAGGAATACCTGCTTCGGTATGGTCTTCTTTAAAGTACCACCCAAAGAACACACACGATATGAAACACTATAAATCTTATAGTCATTTCATGCTCGCGTGTCTGAAATGGCTGGCGCGTATAACACGCACAAGCAATTCCTTTCAGGCAGAGCGTATCCTTCAGAAATTCCTTCTAATCCTTAGGACAAGAGGGAAGCATGAAGCCATCAAGTTTTCTAAGGACTTGAGGTCTTCTGTCTTTTCTTATCTTCAAGATAAGTTGGTTTCTGGAGGTAGTGAAATTCTTCCTCAGAGTAAGGTATTACCTAAGGAACTAAAGTTCCTGAGGCGTATAAATTCACTCGGGGGTTACCCTTTGATTAGGCTAACCCTTAGTGCTCTGTACGCATCACGAGCTTTGGTTCTTCCGGTTGTCCCTAACGTAGAAACCATCGAGGGCGCGCCTCTTAGCGAGGTACCCGACTCTATGGGATTATACGTTTCGGATTTCTGGAAGGCCTTAGGTTACAGACCAAGCAAGTCTGTACCTTCTAAAGCTCGTTGGAATAGATTTCATCTCTCTACTAAGCAAGGCCCTAACGGGCATGCTCTTTGGTACAGCGTTGCGGATTTATTCGCATTGCCTGACCAACTCTTCGAAGATATTTGTCTTCTCGGAGGTAAAGATTTGGAATCTAGAATGCGCACTCTCAAGAGGAGTCCTTATCGTTTTCTATTATCATGTGTTATTCCAACACGTGGTAAACGAATTCGAAAGGTCTCTTCCATTCCTTCTCAGGAAGGGAAGACTCGCGAGGTAGCCATATTAGATTATTGGTCTCAGACCGCTTTATACGGTCTTCACCAATTTCTTTTTGGCGTCCTTCGCAAGATTCCTCAAGATTGCACTTTCAACCAGGGGTCCTTCAAAGACAAACTGGAAGCTCCTTCGGTAGGAGAAAAGTATTGGTCAGTCGATATGACTGCCGCTACTGATCGCATGCCGATTAAGCTAATAGAAATTGTCTTGAGAGGTCGCCTGCCATCTTGGTATGTCAATTGTTGGCATAACATCATGGTAGGCTACCCATTCTGGTTTCAAGGCCGTGAATTATATTACGCGGTCGGGAATCCAATGGGGGCCTATTCGTCTTGGAACTCTTTTGCTTTAACGCACCACTACGTGGTGTATTACTGCTGCAGGGTTCTCAAGAAGGATTGGGCTACCTCTAAATATTGTATCTTGGGAGATGATATCGTCTTTTCTGACGATCTTCTGGCCAAGAAGTATTTAGAGGTGGTTGGTTCCCTTGGCGTGACCTTCTCTGAAAAGAAGTCTCACGTATCACCAATTATGTTTGAGTTCGCAAAACGAACTTTTCATAATGGCAAGGAAATCACTCCTTTTCCTATCGGAGGCCTCTGGTCCCCTAAGCTGTCGATGTCTAACATCGTCAACGTAGTGGACTCAGAGTTCCTCCATAAGGCTTGGGATGTATCTCTCAGTACCCCAGAAGCTGTCCTCGAATTGTATCGCTCCCTTGGGAAACCTTCTCGAGTGATCAAGAAGCTTTCCTTAGGAGTTTATACAATCTTCCATTTAATGGAAGCCTTGAGTGGAAGAAAGTTGGCGTGGGAGTCTGTAAAGGCTCTCGCGGTGGCTTTTCATCCTAAGCTTTCTGTAATCTCTGATGATCGCTGGCCCTCTTTTGGAGAGACAATGATCAGGGAGACTATCAGAACTGCTTATTCAAGGTCTGCTGCTTTTGATAAAGTTATCAAGGGCCTAGGGACTATCGTCCCTAGGATCCAAGAGCTTATCATAAGCGAGGACACCTTCTATGATGCTTCAGGTCTTCGTTTCGCCGTACCACACGTGGAGGTTTATACCTTCATGCGTGATAAGGTTCGCGAAGAATACTTGAACATGGGCTCCTTGCTCTCACTAGTGCAAGGAGATTGGAAAAGCTCTCTTCGAGCTTTTACAATTCCTTTATCTGATAAGCTGTTTGTACAGCGTAATCAAGATATAAGGGTTCATGCTGCAAGTACTCTAGGGAAGATCCTTCATAAGCTTCTTCAAGATCAGTATGATAATGAATTAGATATTCGTTATCCTGATCCTGATGATGGTTTAGAGTCGTTTGACCTGGGTCATGATTATGATCCCGGTCTCCCTCCTCCGCCCATCGTCGAGCCAGTTAAGAGCACTACTTTAAGTTCTATACTTAAAGATGCTGTAGACTGGCTTAGAAGAAACTAATGCCCCTCTGTCTGAGAGGGAAAGCTCCGTCTTAGACGGACACATGGGAAAACGGAT